CACTTTTACTCATTTAAATTTACACTCCACCATAATTTCAGTTAGTGCTGCAAGAACGTTGATTTCTTGATCAGCAACGAATGCAATCTGATACTGGTACTTAGCAATGATCAAAACTGCTGCAGCAAGAGATGGTCCATCAACAACATCGACAAGACCATCATAAACCCTACGAAGAATTAAATTTGGATCATTATCTAGATTAGATGTAACCCACTTGCGAACGTAACCAAAGTCTTTCTGCTTGAGATTCTTGATTAGTTCTTCCACACTTACATCAGAAAACTGAGCAAGGATGGCACTATCAATTCTTCCACTTACGGAATAACGTTGACACTCATTAAGAACACGTCTCCAATCAGGGAAGTGCTTATTGATCAACTCCGCAAGTACTTTCTGATCTGCTTCAATCTTCTCTCCTCGTAGGATTTCTTGAAGGCGCTTATAAAAACCTGCAGCAAGTTTTGGTTTGTCTTTTGCTTTGATTCCAAATTCGACCACCGCACATCTGCTGTGGAGAGGTTCGATAATTTTGTTTTTGAAATTACAGGTGAAAATGAATCGGCAGTTGTTATAAAACGTCTCAATATTTGCCCGTAGAAGGAGTTGTACGTCGTGGGTCGTGTTGTCAGCCTCGTCAATAATGATGACTTTGTGCTTTGCATCAGTTGCAGAAAGTGAGACGGTCGAAGCAAAGTTCTTTGCTTGGTTTCGTACTGTGTCCAGAAATCGTCCTTCATCAGATCCATTAATAACGTAATAGTCTACTCCAAGTTGTTCGCACAATGCTTTTGCAACTGTGGTTTTTCCACATCCTGCTGGTCCAGCAAGAAGTAGATTTGGAATTTCATTCTTATTTAGAAACTCAAGAAACATTTGTTTTGTTTCTTCTGGGAGAATACAATCTTCGATCTTACGAGGACGATATTTCTCCACCCACAAAAATTGGTCTTTCATAATCATTCCAAAGGTCTCACAAATTCACGACTGATAATATTAGATGCATGAAGCATCTGTCTCATATATTCTACACCATCATGCGGTAGTGTGTGGTCTCCACAAGTAAAGACATCACAAACTGCCATGCCCAACTCTGGCCAAGTGTGAATGCTGATATGACTTTCAGCAAGCATTGCCACACAAGTTACACCTTGAGGATCAAACTTGTGTGAGTTGAGTGCTAGTAGAGTTGATTTACACTTAACACTAGCATGATAAACAACATCTCTGATGTATTTTTCATCATCTAGAAGGACCATACTACACCCCTTAAGGGTGAAAAGAATATGTTTCATTTTAAATCCATTCAGGTTTACGTTCTGGAATACGAATGTAGTTTTCCTTTACCCAAGGTTTAGATGCAATATACATCTTGTATGCATCAAAAGTTGAGATGCTTGTATCATGTTTAAATTCTTCAGGCATAGCACGTACAAATGGTGTAGGAGTTTTACCAGATCTTCCAGCAGGATCTGCCATAGGGAAGATTTTGTGTGCATGAGCAAGAGTAGGTAAACAAGAATGAATCTTTCTATAACGATTGGAATACTCTTCACACAGAGCAAGTCCATGTTCAATTAACCAACGCCAGTTAAGAACAAATTTCCCTGCCCAGATGGTGCAGGGATGATTACGAAAAGCACCTTTCTCAGTAGTATAGGGGTTTCCGTCTGCTTTGGGAAGAGTCCCAAATCCATAACCCCATTTATCAGATGCCACGATAGAGAGCATCTGACAGCACTCTAAGGGCATCTTGACGATGTGCTTGTCGGGAAGCACGATCGCAGACTTGTAGGGACTCGGATCAGTTACGAAGATGTTCATCAGAAACAATACTTTTGAATTACATATCTTACTTTATCGGGTTTAGTTTCCATCCAATATGCTTCTCTTTCTATATTAGCAACAGAGGAACCAAAATTCTTTACTGAAATTTTTAAATCTTTTTCTAAATTTTCAGAAAGACTCATTATAGATGGAGAAATTCCAAATGCTTTAATTTCTCTCATATTTTGTTTACATGCCTGAGCAACATGAACAGATTCGTGAAATAAAACCATATTAAAATTGTAATGTGGATTTGGTTTTGAAAGAATCTTATCAGTACAAAATACTATAGTTTTTGACGGATTATCATACCAACCAAATATGTCATGTTTTTGACATATTGGTGTATTTTCAACTGCCCGAATTTTTTTGGAGATCATATTATAGATCTCCATTCCTTGGGGAGAAAGATAAAGAAGAAAATCCATCAACCAAAAGTTGAATCAGGTTCAAGAGCAATCCAATAAGTTAGATTCTTGTCAGAGTTAACGAATTTTGAAAGAAGTTTTTTTGAAATAGAAACTTCATAACTTCCAGGGAGAATCTTGATATTCTCAACCTTAAAGTTGAAACTAAACTTACTTTCAGTTTCACCAACAATAATGGAGAAATCATTAGAAGTATCATTCTTACGATCAGATACTACTAGTTTAACTACTCCATTTTCACCAACAACAGAAAGGTCTGGAAGTTGATATACGGATGATGCTTTTAGCAGTTTATCCAATTGTTGGGTATTCAGATTAAAACTGATTTCTTCTGAAGTGAGTACGATATCTTTATCGGGAGGACTTACAATTACATTAGGGTCTGCGAAGAAATACTTTGAACGCATTTTACCTTCACGAATAACCATGTAAGAGTCATTCTCGATGTCCAGTTCAGGACTTTGATGGAGAGAAAGACCATTCAAGAATTGGTTTAGATCGTAAATACCAAAGTCTTTAGGAAACTCTTCAGTAACTTCAACTTCTGCTAGAATGTTCTTCATTACAGAAATGGTACGAAGTTTCTTACCTTCTTTAAAAAGAAGAGATTGATTGATAGAAGAGAAGTTCTTCAGGATGTTAATAGTTGAGTCGGAAAGTTTCATGTAATTCATTGATTGTAGGTTTCACGGACAGCGTTCTTATCGTTGAAATTCATCAAAAGAACAGCATAATGCATAATCTTCATAATGTCACGTCGGGCAGTGCCTTTCTTATCGTAACGAGAAGCATACTTCAAAATGTTGCTACGACAAAATGCTTCACCATCCCCACATGCTTCAATCAGATCAAGAGTTTGAATCTTGTCATCACCAGCAGAATAATGCTGAGTGTAAGTACCACGAATGTATTCAAGAAGTTCTTTAAGAATTTCCTCCTCATTATACTTCCAAGGGGTTGCTGGAGAGTTAGGAATCATGCTATCAAGTGTGGTGTCAATAGTAAAAGTGTTTTCATCCATGTTTAGTTCATCATAAAGTAAAGACCAGGAATTAGTCATATTAAATCTCTTGTATTATATCAGGATTGTGTCTGTTGGTCAATAGGCATCGTGAAATCAGCATCGATTTTATCATAAAGTTCCATGAAAGCCATCTTAGTCTCATCATCAAATCGTGCAGTACAAACATCAAGTGCCTTTGCCTTGTTGCCAAAAATACTATAGGCACGAATAATGTGAACAAGACGACGGGTGGAAATTACCTCGTCAACACCACCATCATAGAAGGTCTTACGGATGATGTCTGCCCAGTCAACCAGACGAGTGCAGAAATCTTTATCAAGACAACCTAGAGAATCAGCAACGTTGACAATGATCTTCATTTCATTGGCAGTGGAAGGGTATTGCTGCTCAAAGGTCACAGGGAAACGTTCTAGGAATGCTTCATTGAGCACGTTGGTGCCAATGAAACGACCATCATCGGAACCCTTACCTTTGGTATTTGCAGTTGCAATCACCTGAAAACCATCAGCAGGTTTTACAAACTTACCAATCTTCTTCAAGAACACACCCTTACCTTCAAGAATGGATTGAAGACAGAGAATTTTGTTGGAAGCAAGATCAATCTCGTCAAGGAGTAGAACAGCACCTCGTTGAAGTGCTTCCACAACAGGACCATTGTGCCAGACTGTAGCACCATCAACCAGTCGGAATCCACCAATGAGATCATCCTCATCAGTTTCAATAGTAATGTTTACTCGAATTAGTTCCCGACCCAGTTGAGCACAAGCTTGCTCCACACTGAACGTTTTACCATTACCCGAAAGACCCGTAATGAACGTAGGATAAAACAGACGGGACTGAATAATTTTTTTAATATCAGCAAAGTTACCAAACTTGACGAAGGTATCATCTTTCTCAGGAATAAGATTTTGCTCAACAGCAGGAATAGCAGCAGGTGCTTTTACAACATCTTCAAGTTGCTCTCGTGCTTCTTGAATAGTCAGATTCCACTTACCACGAGAAACTTTATGACCAGACAATTTATTGGAAATAGTTTGATAGTTGGAACCATTCATTGCACACCATGCACGAATATCTGATGATGTTACGTTATTTCCGTAAAGTGCTTGAAGTGAAGTAACAATGTACTCGGTGGAAAGAGTCATGAAGTGCTTTGTTTGAACTGAAGTTATTATAGATCAAATTCAAGGTCTTCTGACGTAGGGATAGACAGATCTTTGATTGTCACACCATCATGCTTTTTACGGCAGGCAGCACGGGCATATGCCCTTGCCAATGAAGTTATGTCCGAGCAAGGTTTATTTTGTTCCCCACAATACGGACACTCAGAGAATGATTCTGGATATGTAAACTTAGTCATTTTACTTAGGCAATAAATTGCACAAATTCGTTTAAGATTTTTTTATTCATTTTTTTGGATTTCAAACTCTTAATAAAAGCACTTTTAATTTTTGCCTTTGATGCATCTTCATCGACTTGAAACTCAGCATCGTTGGAAAGATCAGATCCAGACATGCCAAAGTAACGTTGATACCCACAATCTTTAAGAACAATACAACGTTCTTTCTTCCAAATTGACTTCAAGATCTCAACTTGATCAAAAGATTCGGTATGGAGACGAATGAAAGATCCAGAGTCACGTCCCTCAAGGACACGAATACCAATAAAGTTTGTTGTTGGGAAATTATCCTTCAATTGCTGAAGAAGACAATTGGTAAATGAAACATAGACACATTCATCGTGATGGTAATTCAGAATATTGTAAGTTGTTCCAAGTTTGCGATCACGAATATAGCAATTGTGGTGCATACGTGCTGTACCAATATATGGCTCTTTAGCATCGAAGTAACGATCAACTAGAACATGTCGATTAAGAGGTGCTGCTTCACCATCGGTCAAAATAATACATTGAACTTTCTGAACTTTGGTTTTGTTCTGAAAATGTGGAATAATCTGTTTTAGAGATACAAGTGCTTCGTTCAAAGGAGTTCCAGACAAAGATGTCCGAGGTGGAACAGAATATTGAACATATTTATTAAATGCAAATGCAATCCTGTAAATATTTAGAAGTTGCTTTTCAAGTTTTTTATTAGAAATATTACTCGAAAAAATATTCATCATAGAGAACTGCTCAGAAATCTGCAATAGATTTTCCTTCTTTTTATAATGAGGTTCTGGGTATTGTGGTTTACCATCTTCGTCGTAAGTTAAACAATTCCACTCGTTTGTGAAAGCATAGACCTCAAAAGGAATAGAAACCTTTTTGCAGAACCAGATCAAATTATAAAGTTGTTTGATAGTATCAAGCATCACTTGACCCATCGAACCAGACCAATCCAAAACAAAGATAAGTCCATGATTCTTTCCATCAGAAAGAGTGGTTACTTTTTTAAATAGGTCTTCATTGTACTTGTAAGTGTGGAGTTTAGAGCAGTCCAAAACTCCAGTCCGACTAGTAGTAGCACGAGCATAACTACTAGCAGATTTTCTACATTCGAATTCTTTGACAAGGTAGTTTACCTCCTTTTGAGCAGACTTTTTAAATTTAACATACTCAGAATCTACCCATTCAAAACAACTAGGATCATCGTTT